ACGTCGATATAGAAAATTCTTCTTTCTGGCGCTCTTGCAAGTCTGTAAATGACTGCAGCATCTTCCAAAGCTCTAAGCTGATTAACAGGTTTGATAGCTTTATGGAGATGTGAAAGGACCATTTTATTGGCCCTATCATTGATTCCAGAATCACAGTAAATGATAGAATCTTTTGCAATTTTGATAGTCGCTGCCGTCTGTGGCATAGCTGAAACGCTTGCTCCTAGAAAACCATCATTGTTATACATGAAGTATTCGTTTTTGATTTTCTTTTCAGAGGCTTTTGTTTTTGGATCTTTTACTTCTTCGAATTCAACAATTTTCTTGATCTTTCTTGGATCAACATATCTTAATTCTTGAATACCTGCTTCTGGAGATCTTTCATCAATAACAACATGATAGTAAAGTCTACCATCAACATACCATTTTCTAAACATCTCGTAGGATTTTTCACGGAATTCAAGAAGATCGACAACCTTCTCAAACTCCGTGTAAATCAGTTTCTTGAGGGTTGCACCTGCTTGAACTTTGTCGAGGGAAATTTTTAGTGCGTCACCAGCTTCATCAGGGTTAATTACTTCATTGATAATATCATCAACAGCAACTTCTACTTCAGGCTGCATAGACATATCTCTATATCTATTAATCAATTCGACATCGTTTCTTACCGATCCGTCAAGATCGACATAAGATCCGTAGAACCCTCCGGTGCTGACGCTGATAGAACCATCGTCAAACTCCGGTTGAGTAAATGTTCTTACTGTTTTAGTCTCTTCCTGTTCTTTTTGAACACGACTAATATTAAAACCAAAAATTTCCATCAACTATACCTTATTTTTAAAGTGCTCGACCTTCAGAAACAAACTCACCCTGATTACCGGGTGCAACTGTATTAGTTCTAGCACTTCTTTCTTCATCCAACAACCAATAGTCATACTTGAAGTTTACTTGGAATTCTTCAATAACATCTGACTGCGCCCAATCAAGACCAATAGCAGTAAGATCAGAAGGGAAACAACCAACAAACTTGTACTTTCTAAGAATGTCACCAGACTTAGAATACTGGATCACAGAACCGTCTCTTTTGTAAGATTCTGGTCTTTGATAACCAGCATCTCTTACATTAGGCTCATGGGAGTTCAAAGAATTGTGCCAAGCTTCAAGAGCATGTCTTACAGCAAAGTCTTCATCGTTGATTACAGTGATCAACCAGTCATCATATCTTCTTTGACCAGCAACCTTAATGGTTCTTCCAAAGTAAGGAACTTCGGAGAAACCGATAGAAGAAGTTGGAATAGCTGTAGCTCTAGCCATAAAACGAATTTTATCATCGCCTCTAGAATCTACAGGGTTTTGAAGTTCGATAGAGAATAGTGAGGCTCTAGCCCCACCAAACTCAAGTTCTTCTCTAAAAGAGTTAATATTAAAAGCCATTTACTTTATCCTCCGAATCTTCCTACAACTTCCTCAAACGCTACTCCGGTTCTTACTGCAACGAAGTTCAGTCTAATGAAGTTAATAGATCTTGCTGGTTTGATGTAGATGTCGCCAACAAATTCATTTCTGTCGATAACTTCTGGCGTATTGTTTGTTTCGTCACAAACAACTCTAAAGTCTGTGATACCTCTACGACCTTGAACCGTTCTCAGGAATGGCTCGACCAGAGATACAAACTGTGCTCTTGTGAATTCATCATTCAGTTCGAACAAAGTAAACTTAGAGGCAGTTGCAATCGCCTTTTCAAGAACGATAAACAATCTTCTAACATTGATTCTGCTGAATGCAGAAGGCTTGCCGAGAAGTGTCTTGTCGCCAAAAAGGATGTTGCCCTGATTTCTAAATTTGACAACAGGGTTAATGTCAGAACGATAAAGAATGTCTCTTTCAGCTTGATCTGGATTGTATGCCAGCTTAACTACATTCTTGATCTCGCCTCTATTGAATCCTGCAGGGGAATACCAAGGCTCTCTCTGGTTATCAGTTCTAACCATAAGACCCGCAATATCACCGTTCAATGGAACATATCTGAATACATCATTGTACTTGTCATACATGTACTTATATCCAGAATCCATGATACCGTAAGAAGAAGCTCTTAAAGTATTACGGAATGTTGTCACATCGTTAGTAGGATCAATTCTATTGCCTACAACATCAGCCCTGTCGGGAGAAATTGTTACAACACAATCAAGTCTCTTTTCTGCAACGTTATCAATGAGATAGTTAGCAAATGCTTGTCCATTTGTTCCACCTCTTGCTTTACCTTGCATCATAATGGACACGTCAACCTTTTCAGGATCTGCAAAAAAGTCTGCTGCAGTCTGAAGGCTACCAAGAGAAATTGTGCTTTCGTCACCTTCTCCAGCACCTTGACTAAAGGAGAGGTAAAGTGGATCTTCATTGGTAGATGCAACAATATTAGTTGCTGTTGCAGAGGCAGCACCAGATCTATCATTGGCCCACCAAACCCATTCAGACTGATTGTTCAGAACAGTCTTATAGTAGTTTGTGGAACCGTCTGCTGTTTTACTGTCAGATGCTCTGGAAAGATTAGAGAATGTTTCAAGAACAGTTCTCTTTTGTCCAGTGATACCACCATCTTCGTCTAATACAACAACGTGCATCTCATCTCTTGCTGCTTCACCAGCAGAGTGCCTATCAGCAACATAGTCCGATGTTCCCGGTGCAGCGTCGAACAGGTTGAAGAAACCCCATCTTCTCTTTACCGTATCCATCGTAATGTCTTGAATTAATGCAACTTTTTCAGAAAGACGAATTGTAGCTGTGTAAGTGTTCGAAGAACCAATTCTTGTTGCATCACCGATATTTTCGATTCTCAAGAATTGAGTTCCAAGAGTTGTGTTGCCGACTTCCAAAAGGTCTCCGACATTCAACTTACCTTTAATAGTAACCATTTCAGAGTTAGCTGTGCTAAACCCATCAACGTTGTTTGAAATATCAAGGTTTGCTGTATTAGAACCAGCAGTAATCTTCAGTGCAACAGAAGTATCGGAATCCGAATTGGTGTGGTTGTTAGAGTAAGCATCAGCAGAATCACAAACAGAGATCTGCAAGTCGTTTCCTCTAGAACCCGGATACTTTGCAATGTACAGAAGATCTGTATCACCAAAGGCTAAAGATTCGTAATGATCGTCATTACGAACAAGTGTGTTAGCAACTACACCAACATTTGCTGTGGCGTTGAAAGCTGTGCTGTCAACTGCTCTAGAAACATAAAGTTGGTTTCCGTATGCTAAGAAAGACGCTGCCGTGAAAAATGTCTCAAAGTTCGAATCGGTAGGTTCACCAAACTTGTTGACTAGATCTTTTTCACTACTAATTAATACTCTTTCCTCTACTGGACCCCAAGAAAAGGCACCAGCTATGGCCCCTTCAGTTGTGGCTACTGCAGGAACAACAGTAGTTAGGTCAAATTCTCTGACCTGAATTCCCGGACTTACTAAAAATGCCATCGTATTCTCCTTAGATAAGAAACTGCACTCATATTTATTAAATCCTGATATTGGTTAAAGAATTAATCCATCATCTTCATATCCGTCTCCAGAGTTAATGAAACCGAAAGGAAGCATAGAGTCCATTTCTTCCTTTCTTTCTTGAAGGAGACTCTGCACGTAGTCTGTATCTGTAAGGTTCTTGAAGTAGTCTTGGGTTGTCATCCAACCAAACATTACTAAAGTCATTACGATATCGTCATTCTTGCCTTTGTCAGCAGCAAAGCTTTGACCAGAAGAAATAAATGTTGACAACTCACTGATTACTTCAAAGTCATTGGCAATGAGTTTTTTGTTTTCAATCAATGTTTTTAAGTTTGAACAACCAATCTTCTTTGTTTTCAGTGTAGTTCTAAGGCCGTTGACCATATGAACACCGCCGAAACCAGAACTGATCTTCACACCGTCTCTTCCCTTGAAGGACGTGCTGACCATATTCTCATATTCTAAATCTCTCTCAAGAATGTCTGCAACCTGTTGTCCAACATCATTAATCTCCACCATGCAAAATGCTTCATTGTACTTCATTCCCAATTCGTAAATAATTTTTGGAAATTCTTGTACGGTAACATTGTTCGCTTTAAATCTAGCAACCAGCTTGTACGGAACCTTAGAAACATCAATCACTGAAATTGCTGAATAGTCTAGATTCACACCTCTAGCTACGTCACATGTCATTACATATATTTTATTGGGTTCTGGTTCATCATAGATAGCTGTTCGATCATTAAAGGTGACAGGTTTATCAGGATACATCTGTCTGAGAAACTTTGGATCAATCAGAGTGAACTGAGAACCTAAGAACTCACACTCAAATTCCACACGCCATTGCTCTTCAGAAGTGTTTGCAATAGTTTCTTTCTTAAAGTTTTCATCTCTTCCGGGAACATCCCACCAATTAACCTCAACTCTTTTATAAGAATTTTTCCCCTTCTCAGAGTCAGACCAAATTCTGTAGAACATGTCCAATCCGTTTGGTGTAGACGTAATAAGAATTTTAGATGTCTTACCAGAAGAAATTGTAGGATAAACAGAAGCAAAGAATTCCTCTTGGATATTCGGAGATACGAATGCAAGCTCGTCCATGTAGATCAGGTTAAAAGATCCACCACGTACAGCGGAGGAGGACGTAGCAGAGGCAAGAATTTTTGAACCATTCTCCAGTTCAATATTACCTTTGTTCCACTCTATGACCCCCTGCTGGAGCCACTTGGGTAAGTGTTCGTAGGCAAGCTGGATACGGCTAAGAATTTCTCTAGACTGCTGCATCTTGTTAGCAAGAATTGCAATCGAAAAACTTTCCGTAAACAGAACATACCAAAGAAGAACGGCAGCAATGGTTGTCGTTTTACCAGACTGCCTCGGAAGCTTACAGATCACAAATCTTTCTTTTACGGAAAGATCAATAATCTCTTTTTGAAAATCGTATGGCTCAAAAAGAATAAGACCCTTATCTACGTTCACAATCTTGATATAATTCTCAAAGAAATAAAGAGGATCTTGAGCGCACTTGATATACTCCTGCATTTCCTCTTGTGTATATTCAACCTCAACACCCGAACGTTTGAGGTTCATATTACCTAGATAAGCTTCTTTCCTATCATCACTCATTTCTTCATGTCCTTAATCATCTTCTGAAGATCTGCCGTGCTTCCAACAAAAAGAGCATTAGTAACATTCTTAGCCTTGGCCTTTTCACCCTTTAAAGCCTTCTGTTTATTCTTAAGTTCTAAAAGGTCTTTGTTTGCATCAGAAATAGTTTTAACTAGTGTAGATACAACCTCAAAGGCTCTAGGTTGCTGTGACTGCTTTGCTACCTCTAACACTTCTTCTAAAGCTTCTGTGCCTCTTTCAATAATGTTGTAAAGATTTGTTCTTGTGTATTCGTAATCTTTGTCAATTTGTTCATCATCGTCACCTACAGGAGGTTGAACAATTTGCTGAACGCTCTGTACACTATCCTCAATATCAAGGACTTCATTTAATTTCTTTTTATTCATCTCTTATCGTAATCACTGAGTTGTTAGCCGTAACGGTCGAAGAAAATGTTGTAATAACTCCATAGTTAGAGTTTGGTAGTATCGTGTTTGCAGCTACAGAAAGAGCGCCGTTACTTGTCGGAAGACCATTTGCAAATTGTCCCGGTCT